CACACAATTACTTACATCGTCATATGACTTTGTAAGACAATGTATACAGGTCAAAAAAAATGTAAGACAAAGCGAGACAAAGTAAGACGAGACCGAGGGAGATTTGCTCCACTAGGCGGGGCGATCAGAAGCACTAGGCGGGGCGATTGGGCTATCAAGCAATTTGGAGTATTCTCCGTCCCTGTAGTATTGCTGCCAATAGGACATGACTTCTAGAATTGCAGCCTTGGGAGAGCGGGAATATGTTCCCCACAATCCTAATTTACATTCTATATTTCTTCCATTTTCTGAAATATTAATGCATTTATTAAATAAATCCAGATGTTGTATTGGATCTGATAACATATTGTTTATTTGCGGAAAGTGATACTAATTGTTAAGGCAAAAGCACTAGCCCAATAGAGGGAGTCCTGCCAACTTTTTGCTATTCCCCATCTTATTGAATTAGCTGCGTAGATAAAAAGCAGAATGAAATTTAAGAACCTTGGGTCTGAAAGATAATTCATTTTTGTTTGAGCTTCTGGATCTCGTCGCGGAGGATCAGAATCTCACGGATGAAATACTCCGTGATGAACGATCCGGGTTCGACTTTAGCTAGGTTCTTAAACTCTTCATGAGCTTGCTTCACCCTATCCTCCAGCGGCATCTCCTCCTGCTTTGGCAACGGGCGGCGGGTGCGGAACAAATACATTCCCAAATCTTTTGATTTTTTCCCACAATGAACAAACTGCCAATCCACATTTATCCAATCCATTAAAGTATCGATGCGAGTCATTTGATCCCCTGCCGAAATCACCTCATCAGGGCCAAGCTCTCGCCATTCGGGAGCGGGTTCAGGGCATTGAGTTTTGTAAGGATGGAGCGTGTGCTTGGAATGGGGTTGACCACAATCCTTGCACAACCTTTTTGTGACTGGTTCAGTTGTTAAGGATTCCTTAATAGTTGGTTCCTCTGGAGCGGGGGCGAGTGCGTCACGGAGGCGATAAATTACAGAGGCGGTCGGTTCTGCGTCTTTCCAAAGTGGCGTTTCCCATCGGTCAACGACTGCTTGTGCGGCAAGTCGTAGCTTCTGAAGCTCCTCACGGAACCTTGCGACCTCTTTCTCCTGTTCAATGTAAGCCTGTTTGCATTTCTGCGCCTTGGAAGCCTCGTCGCGGTAATGCTCATGCCAGTTGTTAGCTTTCTCACGGAGCCTTGCGACCTCATCATTTAACATGGATTGAATGTCGTGTTCGTCCCCTATCCATTCCTCATGATTATTTATTTCATTATTCATACTTTTCTGATGTGACTCTTGCTCATGTGCCAAGCATTACACTCTGGGCAGAAATAGGAACGCAGGAATGATGTGCCTCCTCCTCCCTGCCTGAGCCTGAGGTTGATTGCCCTATCAGCATGAGACTGCGACGAATATATCGATTTGCCACACACTCCCTTTTCAGGCTTCTTCCTCTGCTCTACGAGTCCTAACGCTATAGCCTCCTCCTTGTTTAAGGGAGGAAGCTCAGGTGTGTCATATCCAAGATCTTGGAGAATCTTGTCAATTGATTTCATTATAGAGACTGGAGTATTCCCTCCAGCTTGCAGAGGATGCAATCCTCCTTCTTCTCATCTTGCTGCCCATGCCCCATACCCCCTGTATTGGCTGCAATTGCCCCTAGAACTGCGTAGCACTCACCAAGCAGCTGGAACATATCTGGAGCCTTTGCAAAGAGTTTGGCGAACTTTATGGACTCTCCAATGGCAATGCTCTCGCTGATAGTTGCCACAAGCTTATCGTTTGAATCCATGATCATATCTCCATCTGCCTTGAGTGGGAAATGCATGGGGATCCTTACGCTTTCTTCGTCTACTGACGCTGGGATGATAATGTTACTCATTTGGTTTTGTTTTTATATGATGTGACTTGTTGGTTCCTGCCGAATAACTTGTCAATGATATCGGCAATCTGTTTTGTTTTTCCTAGAGGCAGCAGCATTGAAATATCTTCAATTGCTCCCTGAAGGTCTTCTATCTGGTGCTGAAGATCTCTGATCTCCTCACGCATCTCTTCACGGTCAGACTCAATCTCGCGGAAGTCTTCCTCGTCAATCTTGTAGAACATTCTCTTTCTCCTGTTGGGCTGCCTTCTGCTTCATCACCTTGATGGCAATGTTGTAGAAATACAGATTGAATTTCTGTTGATCCTCAGCAAACCTGAGTGCTAGTTCTTCCAATTGTTTTTGTTTGGCATAGTTTCCATACAACCACAGACCCAGCACATAGGATCCAATGATCCCGATTGCTCCAGTTGTTATTACAAGTGTAATCATTTTGCCCAATAGGATTGAAGTGAAGGGAGCGGGTCAGGATTGCATCGGAATGCCTTCCTGTAGTATTCCTGCATCATGACTGACTCAGCAGTGGGAGTGGTTTGCTCCTGCCTTGCGGGGCGATTAAGGAAGTCACTCACTCCTTGATACTGCCGTGATAGCGTAGCTGCTTTCTCGACCACATCCTCCTGCGCGATTGCCGAGGATGCCATAGCGATAAATAGAATATACTTATTCATTACGAGATCCTCTCAAGTGCTTCTCCAAAGATTTGATCCAAACGAGGGAAATGCTCAGGAAGCGGGTAGCTCTCCTCAATCTCCTTGTCTGCCGCAATGCACAAGTGGAGCAGTTCCTTTGCCCGTGCGGTGCTGATTTTGATTTCCGACAATCCCTGCCTATCCGCAAGTTTGACCTGCGAGTGGAGGAGGGGCTTGATGTTGTTTATTACTAGGTGTGTGTTTTTCATATTGGGCGGGTGTTGTGCCGCTTGAGATCAGTCTTTCATGATCCATCTCGGATGCAAGAAAATTTTTAGAAAAAAATGACCCGCCTGTAGAGCTAGTAAACAAGCGGGTCAAGAGGTTGTCATCGGTGTTTCCTAAGGTAAGACAAACCCGTTGTGGGATCTCCCCACACACCATGCCGATAACGAATTATTTTATCCCCTGCGGGACTTTGTCCCACTGCACTTCCATTTCTTACGACTCAATCTGAGGGGTGAGTTGGGGTCTTTTGCAGCAGCAGGGTGCTTCTTCATTTGCCCCGCTGAACGGGCGCAATATGAATCTCCCTTGGATGTACCGGGCTTGATAGAAGATCCCTTCTGCCCATACCGCACGGTCTTCTCTCGACCCGTGGATGGGTTCGTGACCTTCTTGGAGAATTTCTTTTCCATTAGAACGGGATTTCTTCGTCCCCTTGGGGTTGGTATCCATTCCCCTTGGACTTGTTGTGAGGGGTGAATGTCTTCTTTCCTTCGGGCTTCTTCCAAGGCTCCTTCACGCTAAGTGAAAGGAACTCATTTCCTGACTTGCTGGTCTTATTCCAGATGCTGATCTCATACTCCTTACCATCCACATCGATGGTTCCAGAATACTGAGGGGCTTTAGGGTTGTCGCTCTTCTTAGGAAAAGCAGCCCCACGATTTTTGTTGTCGTATTGCATTTTATTTGGGTTGTTGTTTTTCTACTTCTCGTCAAAGCGCATATAGCTTTCACGAAATTCAAGTGGGATAGTTCCCCTAGAGCAAGCTCTAGCAAGCTTGATGTTTAGATACCACCCGTGAGGGTACTCGGCATCTCGCTCAATCACAAGGAACAAATCGCAATCATGTTCAATTGCCCTGCTCTCTCGTGATGCTCCCTCGGCGTTGAGTTGCGTCAGGGCTATGATTGTGATGCCCAATTCCTTGGCAAGCTGCTTCAGGGTGCGGGAAGCTTCGGCAACCTGCCTCTCTCTGGAGTCCTTGCTGTTGGTAGGTTCTATCAATTGGATATAATCTACTACCACCAAACGGCATTGATGCACTGCAACCATCCTCCTGAGGGATGCCCTAAGCTGCAATGCATTCACGCTAGACTCATCCCGAATATAAATAGGAAGAAGCCTCACCTGACCAGCAGCCCTAGCGATTGCATCCTTTTCAGATTGTGTTGGATGCTTGGATAGAACTGAAATATCCACCCCTCCGTAGGAGGACACAAACCTATCGAATAGCTCGTCACTACTCATCTCAAGGCTTACAAATCCAACTGGTACTTTCTGGTTGGCTGCCCTAGTCGCCATGTTCACTGCCATAGAGGTCTTTCCTCCCTTGGTAGCTGCTCCAATCACGACTAGCTGCCCCTTCCTGAATCCACCAGTGATCTCGTCAAGTGGTTTGAATCCAGTTGTGATACCTATGATCTTACCGCGATTGGTATAGATTTCCTCGTAGGCATCCATACGCCTCATAGCCACCTCGTCAAGAGATTCTATTCGGCTTTTAGTCTCGGCATCTGCTGCCACTGCCACCAGTGCCTTCTGCACATTCTCGCTGAGATCCCCGTGTTGAGCAGGGTCTTGAGCAGAAGCAATGATCTTCTCGGCTGCTGCAATGGCTAGACGGGCAGTGTGTTTGTGGCGAATGATATCCAGATACTCCCTCCAGTTGGAAGCTGTTGGGCATGAAATGAAACAATCTGCCACCACTGATGGGCCACCAATGTTGTCCAAGGTTCCAGCATTATCCATATGGTCAGTGACTGTGACTAAATCACAATGCTTCCCTTCCTTCCATAGGTCTAGTGCTGCCTCAAATATGCGCTTATGAGATGGGTGATGGAATATCTTGGGACTGGCAAAGTCAGCAGCCTCATTAAGGATTGCCGAGTTTTGCAGTACGGCAGAAAGGAATGCCTTTTCTGCGTCCAGTGAGCTAGGTAGTGAACTCATTTTTGTGGGGAGCAGCATCCATCACATCCGTGAATCCAATTATGTTCATTTGCCATAATCTGGTCTGGGTCAGGATGACCAATCCCATGAGGGCATATCCTCTCCATGATCCCGCGATCATCACGCCAGTGCTGAGGCCAATCATTCATATGATGCTTGGAAGGGTTGTGAATGCAGCAATACTCCCCCCTGCACTGGGACTTATTGTGAACCATCAATACGCGATCAGATCCGATTAGCTTGTACTTCTGCAAGCGAGTGGAGGGCTTTTTCATTTCTTTTTCCTCCCACGGGGTTTCGGGGCTGGTTTAGCTGCCTTCAATGCCCAGTAGAGATCTACTTGACGCTGAAACACTTCCCATTCCTTTGAGAGATCATCTTTCCAGACCACTTCAAAGTCTCCCTCTTCTTCCTTGCCGATACGGACAATCGCGTGATTAGTAATTCTATCATTAGGGTTACTTGCCTCCCACAAGGCCGCATAACCTGCCGCTTGCCGCCAGTATGAGTCGCTGATCTTCTTGCTGGTCTTGAAATCTAACAGAACAGCATTTCCCAATTTGCGTCTTGCGATAAGATCAATCGTTCCTCCATACTTGTACACTTCATTTACAAGCTGAATCTCCGTAGCAACTACCTGAAGGTCTTGCTCCTCCCACCAATCATGGAACTTATTGTAGCAGACCAGTGCCTTGTCGATATCTGCCTGACTATAATCAGATAGATCTGCCACCTGCTGAGTCAGGAAACATTCAATTAGGAAGTGGGCGATAGTCCCGATATCGGCTGCCTTATCACGCTCCTTGCGGTAATCCTTGCCCTCCCTGCCAAGGTTCCATGCCCAGTGAATCAATGCAGCAGGATCATCTCCGATCTTGCAGATTGTGCTGCCTCCGGGGACTTCCGTCCCGTCTTGGAGGATGTATTTCTGATGGGGTTTACCCCGTTCTAGTTTTGTCTTTTCCATAGTTTGGTTTGAGTTGTGCAGCAGTCTCCGATTTCTATAGCAACCTGTCGCCAGAGTTGTCGGCAGGGCTGCTGCGCCCCTGTGAAAACTATCGGTAATCTTCCTGCAATTCGTTGTCCATATAAAAATCTTCCCAAGCTGAAGAATTTTGTTCTTGACTGCCAGTGGCATCTCCGAATCCAACCTGCGCCACATACACATCACACAAGATTGCAAAGGCATCAGCAGCATCTGGCGACTGCCCGTTCGTTCGCTTCTTCATGTCGATCTTGCTCTCGACTACGATCCTCTCATTCCTGAGTTGGTATGTGCGTGTGCAAAATTGTTGTGCGGTCTCATCGTCCAATCCCCTCACCCTGCCTGACTGCACGAGCTTCGCCACCTGACCCCACAATTGACTTACCCTATTCCCATACACCTTGTTGGCAGGACGATCATCCTCCACGCTCACCACATCGTCTGTGGCAGCACCAGCAAAGCTGACTCGCTTGAATCCAGACTTCCACCTCTGCGAGATGATATCCGCGATTCCTGCACCTGCTCCCGTGCTGTCAAGTCCAAAACATTCTGGTCTCACCCCATGACGAATCAATTGGTCAATCGTCTTGTCTGCGACTTGGTAGAATAACGGGGATGAAATGGAATCCTCTAACTGGATCTTGATCTTCTCAACTGAGAGCAATGCCTTCTCCCCATCCACGGCAGTACCGATCTTCCCGATACGCAACATACAATCATCTCCTCCGCTCGTGAACGCTGGATCCAGTGCTGCAATCGTGACGATATCACCACCCTGCCATATCACATTCTCCTGAGCTTTACCCTCTTGGATCGTAGCTGCATCTAGCACGGTGTTTCTAACGCCACTAGGAGGCCAGAATCCTCTCACATAGCTATGCCACTCAAGGGAGTTTTCCCCGTGATTCTTTCTAATCGTATCCACATTCTCCTGAGCGAATAGCTTAGGAAACAATGTCTTACCTGCCTTGATGTTGGGGGATTTCAATCCGTCAAAGTGCAAGCAGATTCCAGTCTTGGTCTCCCAATGCTCGTCTTCCACGCTAATCGTAGACCACCCGTTCTTCGGTTGGCAGAACTGACCGTGAGCATCGAACTGGGATGAAGCATTCGCAATAGCTACAAACCGATACAGGCTTGTACCAACCTGAAGGTTTGCCCTAGCTGAAAAGATTGCTGGCTGAGTCTGGGCAGCCTCGTCCACGATAATCACCATACGCTCAGGGTGAACACCCTGCAACTTACCAACTGCTTGCTCCACACTACCTGAGTCCACTGCAAGAGCAATCACGGCATTCCTGTCATCTCCTTTTTTGAATTGAATCTTTGTTGCCGAGTCCACCACATTCAATCCAAATAGAGGAACGCAGGGTTGTGCAAAGTTCATCACTTCAGCCCAGATTCGCCCACGCAGTGATGGAACCGTGGTAGAGGTAAGAGCCAAACGGGTAGCGTGAGGTTTAGCCAAATACTCCACCAGTGATAACATGGTGAATGTGAATGTCTTACCAGCAGCAGCACATCCTGTTGTTCCAATCTCGTTGTAGTCAGTCCATGCCCACAAACACATCTCACTCCAGTCATTCCATCCTTTGTATGCCCAAGGCCAAAGCATTTGAATACAATGCTTCATATGCTGCCCCCTACTTAATCCACTGACTCTGGATGGGTCTTTATCTGCCACCATCATAAGCTCTATCTCAAGCTGAGTGATGGATGGGAACTTACTGAAATCTAATCCGTAGGTTTGTAGCCTCATAAAAGAAATGGGGAGGGATGCCACACACACCCCTCCCCGCTCTTCATTCCAATTACAGGCTCTTTAGGCTTGCCTTGATCGACGCAAGGGCCGACTTAGGCTTGCCTTCTGGCGTAACAGATTCAATCTCGGAAGATCCGCGAGAAATGCGAGGTTGAGCAGCCACATCTGCGGCAGCCCTGCTCTTGTACTTTGCAAGCTCTGCCTCAAGTTTGGATACCTTCTCGACAGCTTCCTTGGCAAGCACCGCAAAGAAAGGAGCCGCGATCATGTCATTCTGGGAAGCATTTCCATGAATGATATTACGAGCAGCCTCAATACGGGCAGCAACAGCCTTGTCAGTATCGGCATCTCCAGTAGTGCGGAAGAAATCACTCCTCTCAGCCAATACGGATGCCATGCGATCAAACTGCTTGTTGACCTGCTCCACGATCTTAATCTGGGATTTCTGCTCATCCTGCACAATCTGCTCATGGGTTGCCTTGTAGTTCTCCAAAGCACCCTCAAGCGAACTGCGCTTCTCATCTGCATTGTTGATGATGTTCAGGAACTGAGCGGCAGCAGCACCAGAGACAAAGTTCTCATCGATGAACTCAAGACGCTCCTTGCCCTTCAGGGAAAGAGCCTTCTCAGCAATCGACGGGTCATCGGCATACTCCTGAGCAAACTGAACCGCAGCATCAATAGCAGCACTATAAGGAGCTTGATACTTCTCCTTAAACTTTGGCGACTTCTCAAACGCAGTGCGCTCAAGCTCAGACTCCATAGACTCAAGCTTGGATTGATATTCAGCAAGCTTCTCATCACGGGTCTTTAGCTCCAACTCGGCAGCCTCAGCCTTCTTACGGAGTTCAGCAATGTTGTCCTCCTTGGACTTCTTCTTAGGCTTATCCTCCGCTACGGGAGCATCGCTATTAAGATCCACATCGGAAAGATCAAACGCAGACTTCTCACTGCTGCTTTCCTTCTTGGTCTCCTTGGGTTCATCTGGAGTGATCGTTGATCCACCATCCATTTGCTTCAGGAAGTCATCTGCCTCCTGTGTGGTAACCTCTTCCATTCCCGCTGGGGACGGAGTGGCGATATCTGGAAGATTCTCAAGTGACTTGATATCAGTCCTTTCGATCTTCGGTTTTGCTTTCAGTTGACGATTAAGTACGGACTCAAACGACTCCTCTGATGAGGAATGCTGGGTCTGTGCCACAATCGGGTCTGCTGGTACTGTTTGGGTTGTGTCTGACATAAATTAGCCTCGGTGAATAAATTTAGAAATAATATGATCGTAAATTGCAATCTTGATTTGATCTCTCATGTGATACCATGTGTGGGATGGTTTCCACCATCCAGCAGTGCATAGCTTTTTTTCTTGTTTTTTATACTCGTAATTCCAGTTCTCTAGAATGCGATTAGAAAGCATTGCTACCGTGTTGCGAACCTCAGACACAGATCTATCCATGTTGTCTTCAAGTATCATTTGTTTTGTTCTGAGCCTTGCAAGCTCGTCCAAAATATACTGGTGTTCACAACCATCACTTACGGGAATTGATTGCTTTTGATTTTTGGTTTTCTTGGTATGTGTTTTAGTTTCTTTTTTCATTGCTGGAATCTCATTTGGGGATTGGGGGCATCTTTCACCACCATCCCATTCATCATAAATAGACATTAGAATTCTCCTACATAAGAAGGCTCAATCTCCTTCGTTGCTTCAGGGGTGATGGAAAGCTCACGGAGATCCCTCAACACTGATGCCCTCCCACTATCAAATCCAAACAACACATGAGCATTATTTGCATTTGAGATAAGCGAACTACTGGAGCCAATCGTCTTGGCTGCCGTGAGTGAGTCGCAGATTTCCATAGCCATTTTCATGATTGGCATATTTAGGATTTTGTCTAGCTCCACAGCTAGGGAAGGATTATCCCTCCATTCTTCGATTTTCATATGATTTCAGTTATGTCTGGCAGTTTGTCTTCTGTAAAGATAATATCATGCTCTTCTGCATTGGAGATCTCCTCCAGAGCTTCAGGAAGAGCCTCAGCATGGATCTTGGGGTCGAATCCCTCTACTCCCTCAGCGTGTGCTTTGCAAGCCTCTATAGCCTCTTCAAGCGTGTTTCCAAGGCCAATCACAGCACCACACTCAACCATACCAATACCTTTGGTAATCGGGAGAATATGACCCTGACCATCCACCTCGGCATAGTTACGCCACTTCACCCATCTACGAGCCTCTGGCGATACGCTTACTTCAGCCCATTCATTGGCAGAGAGATCACTCTTGATGATAGCCAAGGCTCCATACTTGTATGCCCAATCTGGCTCGACGATCTCTCCCCTAGCTCCAGCATAAATGATATCTCCAAGGTTGGAGATCATCTCATGATAAAGCTCTGAGGGAGGGAGAGGGCCGCGAGTAGTGAGGTCAATCAGATAAGGAGTGCCTTCCTCAGTCACTCTAATCTCAGTTGAAAAGAACTGGCGATACTGGGCTTCTGATAGGAATGGGGCAAGCTTCTCGTTAACGATCTTTACGGGATCAGAGAGCTTGTCGTAGTCCCTGACGCACCCAACATACCCTCTGTCCTTCACTTCCACACCAGTGAGGCAAGTCTTGGGGAAGTTACCATCGATACAGAATCCATCGTATCCTGCCTCGACTACGCTATCCACCATATGCTCCACCACAAATGGGAAAACCTCCCTAGCACCACCAAGATGGTACTCAAGCTGGTCTAGTCGGCTCTTGGCAAGCTCTAGCTTCTTGGAATGAAAAGTCTCAGCCAATCCCCTAAAGCCCGATATCTTGACGAAACAATTTTCATTCTCTGCAAGATACTCACGAAGGGCAGTCATGCCAGTGACGAGAGCGCATTCACCAACTGGAAGACCGAGTGCCTTCATGGTCTCCTTGGCCCTCCAGCGTTGGATCTCTAGCTTCTCTCCATCTCCAGCAGCCCACACATTCCAACCCTGAGAACGCAGATACACGGCAAGATCCCAGAATCCCACATCGGGAATCATGATCGTGTCTTGATCCATGTCTAGGTCAGCGAGCGTTGACCAGAATGAGCTAACCCTCTCCACGCCATCAAGCCCACTACCCACCATTGCTGGCTCATGGGTAGGGAAGCTACGATCTGCGTAGGGCGCAAAGTAAAATACCTCAAAGTCCTGAGATAATCGCTGTGCAAAGGCTGTGAACAGCCCGTGGTCTAAAATAAGAAGCTTACTCATTATTCATTTCCTGAGCTTGCATCTCACGCAAATCATGAATGAGATTCTTGAACTGCGCTGTGCGCTCTGACTCTGGGCCGTGGAATGTGCGGTTGTACATAAAATATCGCTCATATACGAGCGATATCACCTCTTCCAGCATTTCCTGCCTTCCGATCTTCTCCACATTGGGAGCGTTAAGCCTCTCCATCTTCTCCTGCATATAGCGGGAGGCGAGGGAACTTGTGTCTTCGTTGATCGCGCTGTAGATCACAGCGGTGAGGGATGCTACACGGTTGCGTAGCTGTTCTATCGTGTCGGGGGAGTTATTCCCGATTTCGGTTTTCATTGTTGTTTTGGGTTAGGCAGCCTTACGGCTGGATTGCACCATATTTCTGTGCAACCTTGAGTCTGTCAACCATTAATTTTTGGGCAGTCTTGCGATCCTGAAGCTGCATCTGATGCTGCGCCTTTGCTTGACGAATCTGGGCATCGTTCTGGAACTTCATGCGGTCAAGCTGAATCTTATTCATTGCCACCATAGTCTTTGGATCCTGCTGAGGCTGCTGACCCTGCTGCTGCTGGGCTGCCTCCTGCTGCTTCTTCATCATGTCCTGAGCAAGTTTTGCAATCTGGTCAGCAATCTTCATGATCTCGCTGACCTGCTCATTCATGGAATTGTATTGCTCCTCACGAGTAGGATCCTCCTCAAGATACTTGAGATGGGTCAGCATATGCGGGATAAGAGCCTCCATCGACTTGTCAGCACTCATAGGATCAATCTGATTCTCCTGAACCATCTTGATGATCCCACCAGCAAACTGGAGGTGAACAGCCATATGGGTAGCATGATTCTGATCTGGATCGATAAGAATCTGACCACCACTCTGAAGAGCATTGTTCTCAAGGGACGCAATAGATAGATCACTGCCGTCTGGCTTAGTCTCTTCAGGGATACCAAAGGTCTCAACCCCCGTCTGTCCCGCGATTGCGGCAATATTTGCGTTGATGACCCGCTTGCGGTTTGACTCAGGGAGTTGAGGAAGATACTGACCGATAAGCTCCATTGCTTGCATACGGGCAGCAGAACTACCCTGACCAATGCTTCGGGTAGCCTTCACGCTCTCAATATCCAATAGAGCAGCAGCAGGAACTCCACGATTGATACAAGCCTCTTGGAACCTAAGAGCCTCTTTGCCTCCATGATCCTCTTCAATCAGATTAGGATTGGATGCCCTGCGATAAACCTCAGCATAATGCACATCAAGAGCCTGTAGGTAGATCTCTGCACGGGTATTGGTGAGTCGGGACTTCTCACCGATCTCAGCCTCAATTTCCTTATTTCCCTTCTTTCGCCCACCTCCAGCAACGGAAGGCATGAAGCTACCAGTGTCATCACTCTCCTGCCCTTGGAAGAACTGGGCAGTCTGCATAGCCGCAGAAAGATTGCTAGACACATTCTGCTGCACAATCTCCACACCGGGAGGAAGGAAGCGATAGGGGCCAATCTGAACGGTTTTAAGCTTCTCTGCGTCAGCAGCAGAGTTGGGCCTGAACATCGTAGCGGAACCAAGGATCACACCCTCCACAAGGGAGTTAAGCATCCTGTTGTTGGCCTCGGCATACTTGTAAAGCTTCTGACCCAAGCCTCTCACGCCATGATAATATCCATTCCCCACTCCATTCAGGAACACGGTGAATGCCTGAGAAAATGACTTATAACGTCCTACCTTCTTGCACAAAAATTCAGTGCTGTTGAGGCGATCAAAAATGTACTGGCTAATCCTGCCGTCATACTCCCTGACATACATATATGCCACCTTGATGATCTTGGATTTGGCGTAGGAGTAGTAGAGAGCATTGTTCTTGAGTTCCTTCTGATACCACTCCCAAGGTCTACGCTGATCCTGCTCATCCACACGGGCATCCATGATGGCAGAGCGGCATTCCTCAATATCCCATCCTCCACGAGCGGCAGCCTCCTCGTTCTCAATATACGAGTAAAGCTCCTCGCAATACATTTCATCCAGAATATAGCAGAACTCCCAGTTATCCCAATCCACCTTTGCTCCCTTTGGCACTACCAATGCCCAAGGCTCAATAGCCTTTGCCCTCCAATCAGTCTGGTCAGGGAAATACATACAAGCCTGTCCATGAATGACAAGCTGCTTCTGAGCCACTTGATGCTGGGCTAGGAAATTAGGATTTGATTTATAGAGGAGCTTATGAAACTCTTCAGAGATAATCCTGCTCCATTCCTCCCTCTTACCCATGTCTTTCCCGTATTGGGTAGTGACTGTGGCATAGGTCTTTACAGAGGTGAGGATGTCAAAATAGGGAATAACGGCAGCCTCAACCTTAGCCTCGGCATGACCCCAGTTCACATTAATGCGGTCTCCCTGACCCATCTCACGAAGCTGCTGCTCGTTATAGGGGGGATTACCATCAATAATTCCCTGAATCTGAGACCTGCGATAAGAGGCAATCTGATCGTCATCGATCAGTGTATAGAGCATACTACGGGCAGACCCTGCTGATTCCACCCTCGTACGGGGAGGCTTTTCACCAACATTAGGGTCTATTAGTCCGTAAGTAATCATATGTGTTGCTCTGATTTCGCTTGTGTTAGATCTTCTGTTTTAAGCCAGCACCAGTTTGGTCGGGCATTAGTTGTCTCCGATTTCTCCCCAGAAAGCAACACTTTTCTGTTGACATGAACAATAGCTTCATTTCTGCATCCACAGATACCACAATTCTGTAAGTCCCTGTCGTAAGGTGTTTTCCTGCTTCCTTTTACCTTAGCTACCAATGATGTTAGTCGCTGCATAGTACCACATCCAGCGCAAAATCCAGCATTTATATTGTTATAACATCTGGAGCAAATTTCTGCCCTTCTGTTAGCTTCCTCCTGACTTACAAACACATCATCCCCCTTAACGGAACTGGTCACCATTGTCGCGAGGGAAGTAACACCTTTAATGAGATTCTCCGCAGATAGTATCTGCGGAACACTTCTCGCTGGACTGCCGTCCGTGTACTGACACCATCCTGACGGTAGTTGCCTGCACAATTGATCCTCAACAGCCTCTTCCCAATCTTCAGGGAGCGGAATGGTATTATCCTCATAATGTTGTTTTACTCTGTCGAGCAACCCTTTCATGGTATGCTCGTTGTCTATCCTGTAGCCAGTCTCAGGTACGGTGAACCTGAAACTCCCTGCTCCGGGTACTACAGAATCAAATTTGATTAGTTTTTGACGGATCATCTTCTAACAATAGTTTCTCAAACTGCTTTAAGGCAATGTGATATCCATCCAAAAAGGCAGCAGCCATATATTGACGATGCCCTTCTGCTGACCCATGATCCTTTACATAGGTTCTGACTCCAGTGGTTTCCCACCACTCGTTAAATAAATCTGCTGCGTTAGTCATATTCTTCTGGTGTTTCTTCGTGCCAAGGAATGTCTTCGTCCTCGTTATCGGGTAGGTTGTGGGGAAAACAGATTATAAATTTCGCTGATAAGATCCCCTGTTTCATTGACTGATTTTTCTGATAGGTCAGGTAATCGTGCATGGATTGTTTCATGCGCCACAACAGACAAGAGACTGCCAACGCAGTTACGGCGAATTGTGATCCTTCGCTCTGTGTAGTTGCATGATCCTTCATCCATTTTGCCATTTGTAAATCCGGGGGTTCCATAGCCTATATCCCATTCCTCCCCGTTGATTTGTATTTTACCAAGTGATTTGAATTTCATCGTGGTCTAAACATTTCAGTGATTATCCATAAGGCAACCACTGCAAAGATAAAGATTGTGAATGCGTTCATTTGCGTTTCGGGAGGATCATCCCTTTGCGCTCGACCATGTATCGCCCCTTGTAATCCTCGGTGATACGATAGTCGATATTTCCACGCTTCATGTCGGCAACCACATTAGCAAGCATTGTCTTGTGCTTCTTGATTGCTGGATCAAACGGGCCAGCAAGCCATGAATAATCATGCTCCACATAATACTCGTTCTTGATGTGCTTTGGTTCTTTTTCGATATTATTCATTTTAATTTGTAGTGTAGTACTGGGCAAACGCCCCTAGCGTCTTTGATTCTAAATGTTTTCTTCTCAACTAGATTATGCTGGATTAGCTCCTTCAACCTTGAGTTTGCTTCTCCTTTAGATACATTCCATATTTTTTCTATTTGCTTTCTGCTATAGAAGTTTTGAGGAATCACATCCTCACGCATCTTAATGCTTTTGGCGATTACATTCGCCCATTTATTTGCGCTCATATCGGCAATCTCCATTCCTTATGGAACTCTCCACGGGTCAGGAGCCAGACTGCTGAGTCTTTCGGCCCGATCTCTCCATAGACGATGCCTTGTCGCCATCCGAGGGTGGCTCGTCGGCATTTCGCATAATCCATTTCACCTCTTCGCGTAAGCGTACCCACGCAATAGCCTGTGCTTTCTTGGATCGTGCGACCCTCTCCGATCTGCGCTCTATGTGTGTGAGCAAACACCACATTGCCCCCATACATTTCTGCCATATCCCTAGCACTATTTTCATTGTAGATCGTTCCGTGAGTGAATGTCACATTTCCGATAACAAGTCGTTGGAACACTCCGTCATAGGGGATGCGGCGGCAACCAATCTTGACAAAGCTTTCTTCGATAAAGTTTGTGGCTTGTTGCGCTGCATATGCAATGAGTGCGTTACGGTGATTAAGCATTCGGGGTATGCGGTCTTCATGGTTCCCATCCAACACATGAGTTGGTCGAAATTCTTTAAGGAACGCAATCCCTCCGTCAATGTCTGGGGCAACTGGCTCTGACTCATCTGAAGTTCCAGCCGCACCCGACCTGAAGGCAGTAGTATCAGACCAGTCCCCCAAATGCACTCTAATCGTAGGATCCCATTTGTCGCACATAGCCAAAACTGCGGCTTTCGCAGTCTGGTCGATGTACTTGCCATGAGAGCAACCAATCGCAATAAAGCGTTCATACTTTGTGGCAATATGGGGGGCTTTCGCCCCCCTTGCCTTTGCTTTAGGCTTCATTTGCAGTAAGGCTTACAAGTTCCCACTTAGATGGATCCTTTTTCCCCGGACTCACACCAGCATCCACCAAGGTTCCATCAGAACCAAAGTCAGTTGCTGCCGTGTAGAGCTTCTCATCGAAGGTCATAGCCTCAATGGTCTTGCCGTTGTCGTTAAACTCCACGCTATACAGAGTCCACTTCTTGCTAGACCCCTCCTTACTCTGGGCTGCAATCTTGGCAGACACAGGCAATACTCCCCTCCAAGTTGCGGTGGCAGTTCCTGCCTTTCGTGGAGCCTCGTCCTTCTTGTCAAGGATCTTAGCCACTGCTGGGCGACTGGAATCAATGTTGGCTTGGATCCTCTCGCTCTTTCCAAGATGCTCATTACCGTCCAGATCCTCTTCGGTCGCAAGTCCGCAGACAGCAGCCAAAGAGTAACGACGAGCGTAAGTAATGGCTCCTCCGACTCCCTGTGGGGACTGATCCTTCAAAGGGAGCAGGAGTGTTGAGGTTGTGCTGTATCCGCCCTTGTGGATGATGGTGGTCTCTACTCCAGCACATCCTTCCATGAATAATGGATGTTGCTGAATAGCCAATCCATGCTTTGCAAGAACTGGGCGAGTTGCATCAACGATTGCATCTAGAGGAGCATACTTGCTCTTGAAGTACGGATTGTTCGCGGTCTTTGCCACATTCGACAATTCCCCAATAGCTGCGACAAGTGCCTCGCTGTAGGCAATCTTGGCTGTTTGATTTTGCAAAGCGTATTCCACTTCTGCAATGGCTTCTTCGGTAGTCATTATTTCTTGATGATTAGAGCAACGAGGTTGCAGATGGATACGAAGAGCGTTGAGGCTCCAATGATGGTGTAGGTGATGATCTTGCCTTCAAGCTCATAGATCTTCTCGCCAATTTCGTGATCCCACACGATACGGATCTCGGAAGGTTCTGGGTAGTTTGGGTAGTTGACTGGGTCAACTATCTTGGTGTTTTTTTTCATTGTGGTTTGGTTTATCCCCTCTCGTCCGCTTCGATCATCGAATCGTCGATATAGGAAATTGCTTCGTCTAGGGTGGCGCGAATAGATTCCAATGACTCAAGAAGAAGCGACACCTTCTCCTCTGGCGTTAGTGGTGTTGACTCGCTCACTTGACGAGGGAGATGATGAGAGCGATTGTACTGACGAGTGTAAAGACAATCGTAGTGACTTTCCAAGCTTCCACGCTTTCTGCAAGCTCTCGCGTTGCTTGTCCGCAGGAGGCAAGGGAATCTTGGAGATCCAAGATTCGGTTTGCGATTTTTTCAAATGCATCTTCGATTGTGATGGCATCGTCGTTCTTCTTTTTTGGGGTTTTGGATTTGGTTGTGTTGCTCATAGCGAGGCGAGAATCGCTTGAGATGATTCCCCTTGCAAGAAAAATTTTTGAGAATGTGAAAAATTATTGTCTTGACACTCCTAAAAATTGATCGCTACCCTCCGAGCAACGCGAGGCCAAACAAAGCTCCTGCGCAGTGCTTGACTATTCAATCACATCAATCAATCATTCATCTACAGATCTACAAGTGTAGAACCCTGTTACGATGTCGCCCGTGGGTGGGGAAAACTCCGGGCGGCATCAGCCTATCGCTTTTCTCAATGCCGCTACACGATTCAGCCAACCATTGAGTTCTTTTTTGAGGTTTGGATTATGAGCCGCTATGCTCTTGTATTTCTCCACCCTCAAATCAAGATACTTGTTGTAATCGCCATTGCATGACTTGAGCCATAGATTTGCTCTATCAAGACCATTGTTCTGATCGGAATCAAAAAAACACCAATTCAAAGCGTAGGGAATGTGATCGACTCCAAGCCTGATCCAATCATTCCAATATATCTCCGAGGCTTTATCTGCCGTGAGATTTTTGATGTCAACATTCGGATGTGACCTTGCATCAATACCAAATTTGGTTCCCCTATAGGCTTGATTGGCCCATGCAGGAGGGTTATTGCCGGGATCGTCAGGATCATCCTCATACTTTGTTCCCTCCCACTCCCATAGGAATGGGATCACTTTGTTCTTAAAGAACGCGGTCATCTCCAAAATACTTGGCTTTATACACCCTTTGATTCACCTCTACGTCAGGAGCCTCGGCGTTGCTGTCAATCTTCTCGTCCTCATCAATATGCTGGAGGGCAGACATAGCCTTCCAATCCATCGCCGCTTGTCCCGTGATTAGGGTTGTGACCAAAGCTCCGAAGAAGAGGACAACGAGGTTGGCGAGTTCAACGATCTCTTTAGCCTGTTCGGAATGTGAGAGAATAAGAAAAGCAGAAACGCCAAACACAACCAGCACAGAACTAGCCGCAATGAGGGCGTAGATTGCCTTCTTACTTTCAAGAGGCTTCGCAGTAAGTTTGCTTTCAACTATAGATGCGCGAGTATTGCCCATGCTGATCCAGATGCCACAACTCCTGCTCCAATGCCAATTACAATCCCATACGGGCTGAACCGCATGGCGATACTTCCTACCACCCAGCCAGCAAGAAGCCCAGCCAACGACGAAGCGATAATGAGAAGGTGGTCAAAATGCCGAACCTTGTCTTGGAGCTTTTGGATAGTCTTGTCTTTTGAGAGCGAGTCATTCTGCCACCAGTCGCGTGTGTCCGCGAGTTGCTTGGCAAATCCCTCTTGCGTGAGAATCTGCGCCTTTGCGGTCTTGAGTTCCTGCTGGGCTTGCCTAACTTCCTGTACGATTTCTTTTCGATCATTGGATTTTACTGCTTTGGATAGAGAGAGATCAGCTTTGTCCACGGAAGCAAATGCTGGAGCTAGATCCACAGGATTTGCCACAGGCTTGTGAGCGCATCCAACTACACACAACATTGCACATCCTGCAATGATTTGTAGAGATTTCATTTGTTCCTATTCTTGTGGTCGGCGTAAAGGTCGTAACACAGCTTTGCAAAGGAGATAATACCAACCAAGATACCGATCAGCAGGGAGGCCAACCGAAGCTCAAAATCCAGCATGGGATCAAGGCTGATAGCGGCGGCGGCAACAGGGGCAGTAAACCCTATTGCTCCAGTAGCGGCGGTATCAAAGTGGTGCATCATGGCTAGACTGATTTTGGCTGTGCGGGGAACAGAGCAAGAATTGCCTTCTCAATCGCAGTATTTCCACCCTTCACATTCAGAAGCTCACTAACACGAGCGTCCGTGTCTGAATCAGAAAACTGACCAACTGAAGAATAGGGAGGAGTAGTATGCTGATTCCAGAGCAGAAGGTTCACATTTACTCCCTTAATACGAGCCGTTGCCTGTTGCTGTGAGTTGTCATAGTTCACGCTGTAGTCAATGCTGGTAAGCGTGGTGGGCTGGATAACCTTTCCGTGAACAGGCTTGGGAGCAATAGTGATGGGAGAAGATAGTGCAATCATGGTTGTTAGATGTTAATAAACCAAGGAAGGTGAAGCAAGCGAGAAATAAAACCTCCATTTCCTGCCCCGCCACCAGAGATATTGACCTCAAATGCTGTTGATCCATTATACATCCCAGCATTAACATTCCCAAGTGAGTTTTGACCCCATGAGTATTGCAGAGAAGCCGCAGATTTGTATGTTGCCTTTCCTTGGATGACAGCATGATCGTTGTATGCCGTATCTTGAAAGATAACATTACCGTACAGAACTGCATTTGCTACGCCCTCATTTCCAAAGAATAAGAAACCATTGGTTGCTGTAATAGAAATGTTTTGGATATTTGAGTCATTGGCAGTAACGCTGTTAATCGTTGGATTAGCAGTTCCGCTATTGGCAACAATTCCAGTATTCGGCGCAATAAAGACATCCGTGGAGGCATCTGGAAGCTCTTGAGTTCCCTCGGCATTGATTGGTCGAACAGAATAAGTATTGCTAGTCCACCAATTAGCCTTATTGGAGAAGTCGCCATCATTGCCTCCACCTGTTACTTTATCGTTAAACCATTGTGGAGTGACGGCGGGCCATCCGAGGTAACTAACGCTTCCTGCAACGGTTCCACCAATAGGGAACTGACCATTGCCAGTATCGTAATAAACATAGGCATTGCCGCCGATATATCCAAACGCCCTAGATGAATCACGCATGGTCACATCTGCGTCGATAACAGATGTGTCGGCAAGCGTGGAGGAATCGTGCATGGACACTCCATCGGTAGTGTGTCCAGCCATCACCGAGGAACCCTGCATATTCACTACTCCAGTAGATTGAAGAGTTAGTCCGTATGCGAAATCAGCAGACCAGAAATTTGCAGAAGCACAGAAACATTGGTTGGCTCCCTGCGTGTTCTGGGTGACTTGGTTGTAAAGATTTACTGGCGTGCTAGAAGTAGGAAGAAAACTAGATTGAATAGTAAAACCAGAATCAATCCACCAGTTTAGGATATTTCCCCAATCTCCATCCTCTTGATTGTTATTGTAGTATTGGGGCGTTGTAACTGATTGAAAAGGGTAAGTAACTCCAGACCCAGAATTGTAAAGTGCAGTTACTTCATATCCAGACAATGCACGGCTCCAAATACCTACTTCGTCCAATTGGCCAACTAAACTATAACCATCCCATCTTGCTCCCATTACAAAACCACCAGAAGGATCAGTTCCAATTCCAGCAGCATTTTTTGAATCTACAGGAGTTCCATTTTGATAAAAAACTCCATTGCCAGCAGAATCATAAGTAAAGGCATAATGTGTCCAAGTATTTGCAATAGGTAATGCATTAAATTGAGCTATCAATGAACCATTGCTTAGAACTTGAACATAAGTTGTTGATGCATAATTTTGCATCAAAAAACTATTTGCTCCAGATGTTGCAGAAGAAATTAATACTCCAGAATTAACATCACTATTTGTCCAAAGTGATACTGAAAAAGCTCCAGATGGAGGTGGAATTAAAGTGTTTGCAGTTGAAAGAGATTGACCTCCAGAAAAAACAGCATCTCCAGCAATAATACCAGTCCCAAGAGTTACTCCATTGTTGTTGGTCAGAGTATTGCCATTACCAGTAGAGTCAGCAAGACTGACTCCCCCAGAACCATCGTCATTGAGGTTCCAGTAAGCTAGAATGTTATCGGTAAGAGCCATTAGCTACGGACGATGGAAATGAGGTTGTTTGATCCGTCGTAGGAGAGCGTGAGGGTTTTGAGAACCTGATCTCCATTTTTAATCACCACAATTCCCGGCTTATCCGCAGCTACAAAGTTAGAAAGCTCG